GATAGTGATGGTTGCGGATGCGTCCAGACGCTTGCCAGCCAGTACAGAAACGGCAACAGCGACCGAAGCCGCTGCCGAGGCGTCTTTCACCTCGCCATCAAGCCCATACGCCTTTACGCCGTATGCGCCTGTACCAAATCCTGTACGGTAGACCGCCACCTACTCAGCCTCAGTCGAGGTTGATGTCGAGATCACCCGTCGGCACGCGCAGCACGTCCCCGGTGTCGATCACCTTGGATGCGGTCAGCGAGGCGTAGGCGATCATGTTGCCAGAGGTTGAGGCATCGAACACCGCTGCGTGCGTTATGGTGCCCCAGCTTCCCGTTGCAGTCGGGAATTCGATGGCAGCATTGTTCGAAGCGTTGTTGCCGCTCACGGTAAACGTGACGGCCTCGCGGGTGTAGCCGTTACCGCTCACCTCGGTGCCGCCGCCAGCTTCACCCGGTGCAGCCGTGAACAGGCCAAGATGCCAAGCCGTCGGACGTGCCGGTGACGGGGTGCTTGCCGTCAGGAGCCACGTCAGGACGCTGGTTTCGAAAGAGTTGGTCAGTGACATCAGAAACTCCTGATTTTCATACGCAGGCCGGTTCCGCTGTGCCGCGCGTCGTTGGAAGAATTGTTCAGGCTATCAATCGCGGATTGATACAGGGCTGCCCAGATTTGAATGCGGGCGTCATCCTTAAGGTACGGTGCCGAGTGGATCAGCGCCCCGTAGAGGTAGGCATCCGGCGCGTTGGTCAAGAGCCAGTTTGTCGTGGCCGAGTCCGACAGCGCAGGTATCTTGCCGAAGTATAGCAGTTCGCCCGTGTAAAGGCCATCAGGCACTGGGTACAGTTCAAACTGCGCCCCGGTCATGGCGTAGTAATACGGGCGGCCAGTGACGTTGCTGTCGGCCTCTTTGCGGTCAATCATCTCGGCTTGGCTGATAAGCTCCAGCCGCGAGGTTTCGCCGGTGGTCAGGTAGAAGCGGATCGTCTCCACCCAATCGGACGGAATGGCGCTGAATTGCGTGTCAAGCTGGGCTGTCGATCTGGTTTCCATACGCCAGTGACGCACCTTGCGCTGCATGTCAGCCTCGGCCAACGCGATGAAGGTCGGCACGACAGACGTGAGATCGTCGCGGTTCAGAAAATCCGCGACGGCTGTCTTGAGCGTGGCATAGGTCGTGATGGTCATTTCTTCTTCGCCTCGTTGCGGGCCGAAATGGCCTTGGCTTTTGCCTTAGCGTCTGCCTTGCTGCTTGCGCCCCATGCGTTGAGTGATAGCAGAAGTCGCGTGGGTTTTCCATCCTCGTCACGCTCGGGGCCGGGCATACCGCCCATCCGAGCCAAGAAGGACGCCCGGCGCGGGTTGTCGCCCGCCTTTACCGGGGCCTTCAGGTTCATTCCCTCGGCCTTGGCAGACGCGCGGCCCTTGGCGTTTAAGCCGCCGCTGGGCGACTTGCCTTCCTTACGCTGCCAAGCCGGGGTCTTGGCCATTACTTGGCCTTCTTTGCTGTCTTGGCCGAAGCCTTGAATGCAGCCGCAGTCGGCGCGCCCTTGGTGCCGGGCTTGCGCATCTTCTCGCCCGATCCAGCCTTGATGCGGGCCTTCTTGGCGGCGATGTTTGCGTAGAGACCGCCCGGCATTACTTCTTCGCCTTCATCATGCACTTGCCCATTGCCTTGCACTTGGCGGGGTTCGGGCAGCCTTTGCACGGGGTGAACTTCACTGGCTTTTTCATTTCTTCTTCGCCTTTCCTGCTTTGTTGAGAGCAATGGCAATCGCTTGCTTTTGCGGCTTGCCGGATTTCATTTCCGTGCGGATGTTAGCAGAAATCGTCTTCTTGGACGAACCTTTTTTGAGTGGCATTATGGCCTCCTCTGGCGCGGGGATGCCGCCACCCTATCACATCACGCGATGCCTTTCAAATTGCGTCGCAATGGTGCGCCCCAATCGTCCTGCGTTGCCATCCCGGCCTTGTAGATCGCCACCAAGCCGAAGGCATCGGCGGCATGGCTGGAGAAGTCATGCTCAGGCCCAAGCCCGATGCCGCGCACCTCATCCCGCTTTTCGTGATACCAGCCGAGAGCCTCGCGCCCGCCGCGCGTTGTCTCCTCGTTGAACCTGATCGCCGGGAACAGGCGGCGGGTTGCGTCGATACGCTGCAATGCAGCACCTGCACCTTGGTTCTTCACCAGATCCACCACAAAGCCAGCCTCGCGCAGATAAGACATGGGCGTGACGGCATAGACGCTGTCGTGCTTGCGACCGTCGTGCGGCAGGACGCAGACGGCCTCCTCGTAGTCGTTGGCCCGGAGCCAGTTGACGTGCGCCTCGAAGGGCTGGCCGACGGCTTCGTAGTAGTCCAGCACGCGCACCTCGGGGCCGATGAATTGCACGATCCAGATCGACGTGGCGTCGGACTTGGACGACGTGCCGCCGATGTCCCAGCAGGCGTAGACCTTCATCAGAGGATCACGCGGGATAAAGCCAATCCGGCGCTCAAGCTGGGCGTCCGTCAGGTGCTTGGCGTAATAGGCCCCTTCGAGGACAGTTGCATATTCGCCTTCCCAGATGTGGCCGTATCTCTCGGATTGGTTCTCCAAGCAATCCCGGCGCTCTTGCTCTAGGACTGATGGGAACCACGGATTGTCTGACCAGTTGGCCCGGACAACGACCGATCCCGATGGCGTGATAGGCCCGCGCAGAAGCTGGTCGATGGGATCGGTCGGGCGCGATGGGTTCCAGCTAAACCAAAGCTCAGAGTTTTCGGCGCGGATGGTCGGGCGCAAAAGTGAGAGGGATCGGTCGGAGAGGGATTGGGCTTCTTCAACCCAAGCCCGGTCGAAGCCTTCCAGCGATTTCACGCTGTCTGCGGTGTGATCCTGCATCCCTTGGAAGATGATGAGGCCATCGCCGGGCGTTTCGATCACCTCGCGGAATACCTTGAAGCCTTGGGCCTCTCCGAGATTATAGGATTGCAGGGTATCTTCGATCAGCTTCTTGGCGGATTGTTTGAGGGACTTTTGCACTTCGCGGATGCAGACGCTGCGATGACCGGGGAACATCAGGTGTTCTTCGGCGAGAAGCCCTGCGAAGAAGCGTGATTTGCCGCTGCCTTCGCCCCCCCCATGCCCCCTTGTATCGGGATGGGCTCAACAAAGGCGCGAAGGCCTCTGCTGTCCTAATTCTAAGAACATTGCGAGGTGCCATGCTCTATCCGATACAAGAGGACGGGGCCAAGCGCCCCCGGTGGAGTATTTTGTCATCGACCATTCCAGCGCGCGCCCTTGCCGCAATGGTTTCACGCTTAATGCCAGTTTCGTCGGCCCATTGTTGAAGCGTCCGCGTCTTGCCGTTCAGGGTCAGCACCTTATTGGACGTCTTGTTATTTGCTTGCGTTTTTGGCGTCGCCCAACGGCAGTTTTGCCTTGAGTAATTGCCATTTACGTCAATGCGATCAAGCGTCATGCCTTGAGGCCTCTCTCCCATGTCGGAAAGAAATACCAAAAAGTCATCCCATTCTTTGCACACTGCGATGCCACGCCCGCCATAATTAGCCCAATCACCGCCACTTTCGTTCATGCACCTTTGGCGCATATCTTTCCAGCTTCTGTAAGTCGCGGACGAACTGCTAAGACCGTGCTTTGTGTTTCTTGCCGCCATCATTTCGGCGAACACGCATCCGCACGAAGATGTCTTGCCAGACCTGACACTTTTTATGCGCGCCTGCTTTTCGTTGCCGCAGTCGCACTTGAACATCCAAAGATGATTGTTTTCTTTTGATGCGTCTTGTTCGACCAGAGCAACAACAACAAGCCTACCGAACCGGCGGCCAACTTGATCCTTCATCGCCCGACTGCGAATTTTAGCTTTGTGTTGCTGAGTGATTTCCATAAAAGGAACACTACGGCAGTCCGGCCAGTATGTAAACAGGAAAATCCCTTCTTAGCCATCAGCGTCTTTTGGCTGGACGATAACGCGCTCGATGACTTGCGGCGTCATGCTGCCGTCTGAGGATGTCAGGTCAACCTCTTGCTTTTCGCGCCAGCCTGCCCGTGTTTTCATCCAGAAGATCATGGCGGTTGTGTCGCCTTTGGTGGCCTTGTTGAACAGCGCACCGCCGACCGAAGCATTAGCGCGGGCCAAGGCTTGATCTAGTTCCTCGCGGTAGTATTTGGTCAGGGTTTTGTTGTCGATGCCAAGAATGTCAGAAATGACCGCTTGAGGCGTGCCGATGGTGGCATGAAGCTGGACAAGCTGGCGGCTTTCCTTTGACGGTTCGTGCGGCCTGCGGCTCATGCTGCGATCCTCTTGCTTGCCAGCGCGTTAAACGTCTCGCCCGTCGCTTCCAGCGTTGCCTCTTGCCCGGTGAAATCCTGCCAGCGCTTGACAATCACGTCGGCAAACTTTGGATCAAACTCCATAATGAAACCTTGAATGCCGTGCTTTTCCGCCGCGATCAGAGTGGAGCCTGATCCGCCGAAATAGTCCGCAATTGTCTTGGAAGACAAGTTGAACCGCTTAATGATCCACTCCATCAGAGCCACTGGCTTTTGCGTCGGATGCACGCGGTTTTTCTTTTCGCTCGCCATTGTGAACTGCCAGACAACGCTCCTGAAGTTAGCCCATGCAAGTTCGCAATCCGTTTGATCGCTTCCGCCGTTGTCCTTGTCCCAAACAAGCCAGCACTCGCTATCTGGAAGCGCCGAGCAGTAATAGTTCGCACCCCACCAGATCTGCTTTGCATCTGGATAAAGGCCATTTATCAGGCGAAAGGCATCTTTTGCCACGTCCGGGTTATCATCGCCCATAATGTCGGTGCCGTAATTCTTTTTCAGGACAGATGACTTGCTGACCGCGTTCATCCCATAAGGGGGATCAGTGTGGATCAAATCAGGCTTTACGCCCGCCATCAGCTTATCCACCGCGTCGATGCTGGTGCTATCCCCGCACATCAACCGATGCCGCCCCAGCAGCCACACGTCGCCCTCGACAGTCACGGGAACCGCAGGCACATCTGGCACCGCATCCTCGTCGGTCAGGCCAGCGTTCGGCTCGGCCAAGAAGTTGCCGATCTCGTCGGGATTAAAGCCCGTCAGGCTCAGGTCAAAGCCCTCGGCGTCCAGATCCTGCAATTCGATCTTCAGCATGTCGTTGTCCCAGCCGGCATCCAGCGCAAGGCGGTTGTCTGCGATGACATATGCGCGACGCTGGGCCTCGGTGAGGTGCGATGCTTCGATGACGGGCAGATCGGCAAGCCCCAGCTTTTGGGCTGCCATAACGCGCCCGTGGCCTGCGATGATGCCGTTCTCGCCATCCACGATGATCGGGTTCAGAAAGCCAAACTCGCGGATGCTGGCGGCGATCTTGTCCACTTGCTGCGGTGAATGTGTGCGGCTGTTGCGGGCGTATGGCACCAGCGAGGCTACTGAAACTGTTTTATAGTTGGGAAATTGTTTCATCTGTCGGTCCCCGGTGCAGATTGTCTGTCGCGCATCTTAACGCTTCACCGCCAAATATGCAAACTGTCCTACGCCCTCGCGCTTGCAAAACAGGAAACACCGCTTTTCGGTCTCTGCGCGTGCGGCAGCAAAGCGATGCAGGCCTCCGCAGGTCTGGCCTACATGGTAGACAATGCGGTCGCCCTTCTGCGCCTCGGCCAGCGCGGTGTACAGGGCATCCGGCTTGGTGTCGCCCGTGATGTAGATGGTCTGGCTCATCAGAAGTCCTCCATGAAGCTCAAGTCGTCCTCCAGATCGGCCTTCGGTCGGCGAACCTGCTTAACCTCTGCGCCGGGGAATGCCAGCTTGACCGCGTTCACCAGCCCGTTGCGGTGTTCGTGGAGGGCAACGGCCACCTCACGCATGGTGTGGATCGCGATGCCGGGCCGCTTGGCATATGCCGCTGGCCACTCGCGCCCGTCAGCGATGATGCCGTAGACCTTCCCCTCATATTCATGCTCCCAGATCATGGGGTCCGACACAGGGCGGCCCAATGTTACAGCTTCGGCGTCCATCGATGCCAGCCCGCGCAGGCAGACCTCGACCCAGAACTTCACCTTGTCGGGATCGTGGGCATCGATGGCTCCGTTCAGGCCAGCCATCGCCTTGCCCCACTTTGCGGCGCTCTCGGTCGAGACAAGCTCGGGCAGGCGGTCGATCCCCCACTTGCGATCCATCTCTCTGACAGCCGCGTCGAAGGGTGCCAGCGCGAGGTCCGCTTTGATCTCATTGGCCGTCGCACCTTTGTGCAGGATGCGGTCATCTTTCTTCTGGCGTGTTGGTCTC